TGTAGAAACCTCATATGGGTCATCATCATCTGAAAAGTTGTTAAAACCTGGTTCTTCAAACATCTTCTCAACTTCACCATCATTTATAATAGCTGCGTATCTCCAAGACCTCATACCAAAACCTTGTGCTGGTTTATTTACTAACATTCCCATGTTTCTTGTAAATGTACCACAACCATCTGGTATCATTTTAACCTGTGTTATTCCTAAATCTCTTGCCCAAGCATTCATTACAAAGGCGTCATTTACAGATATGCAATATACATCATCAATGCCCTTTTCTTTGAAGTCTAGGAACATATTATCATAAGTTGGTAATTGTTGACCAGAGCATGTTGGTGTAAATGCACCAGGCAAACTAAACAATAAAATTCTTTTGCCTTTAAATAATTCATCTGTAGTTTTATCTACCCATGAGCCGCCAATAAATGAACAGCCACCAATTTCATCTGTATCACCAGTTCTAAATTTAAATGTATGTTGCTTCATAATATCCTCTAATAATTAAACAATGCGTCTTTCGTGGGATTAGTTGGAACGCACCCACAATCTTCCGGGAAGAGTCCATCTATGAGAAAGATAGTCCCTACTCAAAACTAAACATGGTGTCTTCAGCCACTCGGCCGTAACCCTCCATGCCCATGCCTTTAGCCCTCTTAAGCTATATTCAGCCAGAAAGAATAATACACTTGCAATTGTAAAATTGTTACGCATTGTTTATTAATATACACCATTTACGCTAGATTGTCAAGCGTGGAATAATCAGCGTATATTAAATTTTGTTTACCGTCCCATTCAGAAATAGGACCATTGACCTTATCACGGCCGTCATTAAATCTGTTAATTTTATAAAACTTGATATTGGGGTACCAATCCATAAGTGTTCGCCATTGTCTAATCCAATTAACACCTGGTGTTGGACCATTTTCTTTTGCGACATAATGTTTTGTACTCTTATATAAATTATTGACATGATTATCTGTACTATTAATATCATGTCCTATCATATAGATTTCATCAGGTTTTTCTCTTAGCACAGATACATAAGCACTACTAGCACCACAAGCCCAACCAAAATCACCTGTCACTTGACCGGGATATGGTTCTAAATCTGCTATACTATGTGAATAATCTGGATCCTGTATCCATGACACTTTAATTTGTGCGTTGTTAATATTCTTTTTATATTTCTCACCGTTTCTTTTTATCATGTCAACAATACCAGATAGTTTAGCACCATGCATAACATATTCTTGTGCATTGTTTCTTTCATTTGAAACTAATATTTCTTTTAGATGATTGTCGGCTTCTAACTTTTCCATACCACCATATATCATTGGTTCATATGTCATAGCAGGCACTTTAGTCCAATCTCTAAAATAACAAGGTATCTTTTGTGCTACACCAGCATGATATATCTCATGCATAATACCATGGTCAACAGCAGTCAATACATCTGGCATAAAGTCTCTGTATAATGCATTGCAACCATAAATGTTACCAAACTGTCTTAACTTTGATAAGTCAAAACCTTTTCTACTTTCACCATTGCCTATACAAAAAACTCTTTTCAAAACCACCCCATTGCTACTGTCCAACCAAACACATTTACGATTGTAAAATAACTTACTAACATTGTAGGCCATGCCAACTTTCTACGATAGTGTGCATATACGGCTGTCAAACTTCCTAAAAAGTATCCTGGATAAATGTATCTCATATCTGGATTATCTGCTGTAAATGCCATTGTCATACTTGCACCTACAATAAAAATAAAACTTACTAACTCATAGTAAAATGCCACCTTATCTGATTCGTAAGATGATAACCAAAAATCTTTAATTGTCTTTATCATTGTCCTATCCAACTATTAATAATACCCATAGCATAGATAGCCATAGATATTGCGTTTAATACTATCAGCGCTCTATCGTGCCATAGCAATCCTACAATTAACCAACCTGTCATACCTAGAATTGCAGGATACAAGTTGTAAGGAAAAATATTTACTGAAGTCATTACCATAGCAATAATCAACAGCACACTACTTGCCCATTTAATATACCAAGATAAGTCACCTTTTGGTGTTATCTTTTTATATACTCTACTACTATTTAATTTAGCAATCTTTTCATCTAATTTTTCGTCTATTGGTTTAATCTCTTTCATTTACAAATACATCTTTTAATGTTAGTTTTACTTGTGTTTCATTATATATCACAAATGGTTTTAATTTGGCAAGCGTATGTGCGATTTTAGGCCATACAACTTTTTCATCAATTTCTTTATTCCATACCTTGCTAAACGATAATACTGAATCAAGAATGACGGTGGTCTGGATGTGTATTTTCTTTTGAATATGTAATCGTAAAATTCTAGGATGTTGGCCTGAATTAACGAGAAAACCATCATTAAAAGAAATGCCACGGTTGCTAAGGTCATTATTGATAGATACACAATCGTTTCTAAAATGATAGTCAAACGACTCTTTATACTTTCGCCACTTGGTATAATTCTCAGAACCTTCATTGCCTACAATATTACCAACCCACTTATTACCATCAAGAGCAAAATTAGAAACAAAATAATCCAATATGTCTCGCTCATTATATCTTTTAGAAAGTTTATGAAAAAAGTACCTATCTGGCCGTTTCGTAAAGCTTTCCAACTTTGCTGTAACTCTTCCACCATACTTATTGTAATCATAATCGGTAGTAAAATGATTTTTAACAGCCAAGTAAGTTTTAAATACATCAAATCCACCATACATAATTATAATTTATATTCAAAATTTTGTGTCTCTTCATTAATATGTACCTGTTTTGCACCATTTCTAATATGAAAGTGTGTAGCCATAGGTGTAAGTGGTGATAAAGTTACCAATCTTTCAAAATTTTGTGTATCAGCCCATTCGGCAAGTTTTTTAATAATCTCTTTACCTGCACCTCTTTTCCTAGACCATACAGTATATGCAACACAAATTGAACCTCTTTGACCATCTTGATTGGCAGCCTGCGACATGTAATCCATTTCTCTTACTGTAAATGGTACTTCAGGACAAAATGCTGTACATACAATTGCTTCAATTTCATCATTATATTTTAGACCAAATATCTTTCTACCATGAGTGATTCTAAAACCGAGTGTCAACTCTGGTCTAACAGGATCCTCTGATACATCAATGTCATCTAACTCGACAAGTTCAGTACCTTTTACCCATTTAAAAAAATCATCAATTCTGTCTTTATACTTTTTCATCTAACAAATACTTTGCACTAATTGGAAAATGGTCTTTTAAATGTTTTGCCATTTGTTGGGTTATCATTCTTGTTTCTTCTTGTGAGTCTGGTTTATTTCTTAAATTACATACACGAGCAAATGCCATTACTGAACCTGTCCAGTACCACTCTGTCATCATGTTTTGTGGTAAAACCATTCTAGCCATTTCAGGAGCAATGCCTTCTTCAATCATATCATTATAAACTGTTTTACATGCCTGTACCACATCTGTAATATCAAACTCTATTTCTTTCTCACTCGAACCTTGTTTTTTATTTTCTGGTGCACCACGCCAAATAAAAGGTACATAAAACTCTGGTGGTGTATCTACATATCTTCGACTTACTTCATTCCACACTAAACCAACTTGGTGTTTTACTAATTGTCTTGCAACAAACACAGGTGCTTTGATTAAAAACTGTAAAGTGGTATGACCAAAAGGTGACCAATGGTCATGTTCAGCAAGATACTTAATTAATTTTTCATCTTTCTCATCAAACTCACTTTTCTTTTTATTAAATGATACACGAGCTGCATTTACAACTGATAAGTCACTACCCATTTTATCAATCAATTCAATGTTCATACTGGTAATTTTCCCGTCTCCTCAATTTTCAAAAGTTTAGCATTTGAAGCTTCAACTTGTATTTTTTCTTTTAGTGCTTTTGAGATAAGTCGACCAACTGTTTCGACTTCGATTTGATTCTGTTCACAATACCATAGTATTGCGTCCATGTAAGATATTGGTCTTTTTTCTTTAACAACACCCTCTATAATTAAACTAAATTCTTTGCTATTCATATTATTAATATATCACTTGTTGTTAAATTTGTAAAGCGTGGATTGTTTCTGTTACGAGGTACAATCCACAAAACCCTAAACAGCCTAAGCTGCTAATGCAAAGTTATTATCGTTTGCGTTTAATTAGCATGAAAGGTTGCCACCTATTAATCTCTTACAATTTTCTCAACACCTGTCGAGCCTAGTTCAGCCCCATCATAACTACATGAAAATTGTCTGTGTTAATCTCTTCATGTAGTTATGGTGGAGCTGGAGGGAATCGCACCCTCGTCCAGTATGTCTACCATAATTGTCGTCAACGACTAATTCTTTTTATAAGTTTAAACCCTTTGACAATAAATCTGGATTTACTGTAGCGTCAAAACTTATGTATAATATACACGATTCGGTTCCGTTGGGAGCTTGCATTGTTACCATTTGTTGTGTAGTTCCTTGTTTAATCCAAGTTGTTACAATAAATGCAATCTCTCCATTTTCATCACCACCTACTTTACCAAAAGATATTGTAAATGGTATCCACTCTTCTTTTTCTGCAAATTTTAAAACTTCTTTACTTGTACCACAAATTATAGGTGCATGTGAACCATAAAACTCATAATTTTCTTCAGCTTGTGTCTTAAAACTAAATGTGCAAGATGATATTACAAAGACTAATATAGCTATATACTTTAGCATGGTATCTCCTTATAGAGACCATTATGACTTTATGCCTTTTGTCTTCTCTTCATAATATTTATAGAAACCTTTAATTGCGTCACCAAGTTTTTGTTCGTAATCAGCTTTGTTCTTTACGAATGCCTTAGCAGAACCATCTTCACCTGCTTGTAAAATTACAATCTGGTCAATAGGTGTACCAAACAATTCTTCATACATAATTGCATAAGCAGTACATTGAATATAATAGTTTTCGTTCCAACTATCAACTCTTTCTTTATTAGCAGTTTTGAAATCAATTACAGATAGTTTACCATTGTATTCTGCAATACAATCAACTTGACCTGCAACGGTCAGTTTGGTACTATACATAATAGTTTCAAGACAATGAATATTGTCAATCTGGTCAAGGTATGGTTTTAAAAGTCTAAACATACCTAAAGGCAACACATCACGAATAGACGGTGTTTCACCTTTTAAATATTGTTCTACCAAAGTATGTGTAGCTGAACCTCTACGAGCAGCTCGATTCATTTCCCATTTCGCTGCCTCTTCGCCAACATTTTTACGCCATGCGACAAGACCTGGTTTTGGGATTGCACCTAATACGGTTGTAATACTTGGAAAGTTTTTATCGCCGACTGAGTAAAATCTAAAACCATCAATATTTTTACCTTTGGTTTTAGGTAACTTACTCTCATCTAGTTGTACAAAGTTTTTAGTCATATCAATTCCTTTTTCATTTTATATCTATATTATATACGCATATTCTCTTATTGTCAAGCCTTAAATGCCTTTTTTGGCATACATATCGTTGAGTTTGTCACGCTCAACTTTAAAAGGTTTATCAATTCAACTAATCATAGTCTTAGCTAATTGAGTTGTTTCATCAACTCTTCTTGTCCAACCTTTACCAAATGTATCAAATGTACTTAATTTTTCATAATAAGCCTGTCTTGCTTCTTGGTAATTGTCAATAGACTTTGCTAAACCATTAGCGTCAACATATTCTTTTAGTTTTGCTAAAGTATTTGGTCCAATACCACCATCTGCAACTGTACCAATCATTGTTTGTAGGTACTTTGCCGCTCTGCCTGGTCCTGCATTAACACCAAAATCAAAAACGCAAAGGTCTAAACCATCTGGTAGTTCATCACCTTTCATTTTATCCCAATAACCTTTTTTATAAATTGGTGCAACATCTTCAACTGTTAAGTCTTTCATGTCTTTTGTGCCACCATGTTCTTCGTAAACTCTTTTAGTTACACCTAAATTAGTTTCTCCGCCTGGATCCTTAGGATGATTTACATATCCGCCTTCATGGTGTAAAATAGTCTCTAGGCATTTGTCGTAGTTTTTTTGCATTTATTTACCTCTTGTTATCTGTAAAAACTTTTCTATTTGTGCCTTAATAATTGGTGTTCTATTTGGCCAATGTATATAAGGTTCATCACTTTTCATTAAGTTATACAAAAAAGGCAAAATTAACTTCTCTGCCTCTTTAAATCTATTTGTAACTTCTTCACTTTCTAGTGTTGTTGTTACTTGGTCTTTTTCAGCCACAATTTGCATGATTTCATTCATCATACTTTTAATATCGCTTACATCTGACTTGACTTTAGCAAGTTCAATATTGTTATTTTCAATAACAGTAGTATCTACCGTAGGCGCTTCTGGTGCTTTACTTACTGGTGTAAAACCCCAATCTTGGTCAAGGTCATACTCTCGTAAATAATCTGGTATATCTGCCATTACTTTTTCCCTTGTTGTCGTTTACGGTGTTTTTCAATCACTTGTTTTGTTTTAACTTCTTTGATACTTTTCTTTTTATATCTATTAGCTAATTCACTAGTAGGATGAGCGTCAGCAATTCTTTGTAAATTGTCGTTCCAGCCACCATCATTTTTCATACTACCCATACCAACAACACCACTTGATATATTTATAGTGGTCAGTAATTGTTTGATATGTTTATTCTTTGCTAAAAATTCTTCTTTTTCAGCAATAGTCATCATATCATCATAGACCTTTTTGGTCTTTGTATTCTCAAAAGTATAAATTGGCATTAACTTTTAAATGGATCCTTAACTGTAAAATATTTTTCTAGCATTTCTAATTGGTCATCATACTCTGCTATTACCTTTAGTTCTTTTTCTGCTTCAGTTAATACATCACCATGTTCACCGATACCCACAGATTTTTGTAAAATTACTTCTACATTCATTTTGTGTTTTTCAATGTGGCCAATGGCATGTTGTTTTAAAGCTTCTATCATTTTATCACGCATATTGTTTTACTCCTTCTTGGTACCATTCTGGTATTTTTGCTGGACTTTTCCATGTAGCAAATCTTCTTTTCTCCATAATGTAATACTTTCTATAACTACCAACTGCGTCACCTGGTATTTTACAATGTTCAGGCATTGCTGGTTTAGGGTCTGTAGCTATTTTATTATATTTAGCATTTTGTGGAGGGTGTTTTAATATATCACCTAGTTTCTGTACTGTTAAGTGGTCATCTGTATGATTGTATCTTTTTTTGTATTCTTCATTGAGAGCCATCATATGTTTGTATAACCAAATATAATTATATGCACTTTCAAACAACCAGATTGTACTAGGGTGTTTTACCCAACCTGCTTTGTATAAGATAGGTTCTAAATTAGAGTTAGGGTGTTTCCACCTTTTAATCTTACGACCATTTTTGGTCTTGTCATAATACTCTGTACCATCCAATACTCTATGACAAGTACATAAAAGTTGTGCTGATTCTAAAATCATTTTTACAATATGTTTATCACACATTTGTTCAGCAGCTTTTACTGGATGTTTATCTACATAAAATACATTCATCAGTTTATCACCTTTCTAAAGTATTCCATACGGTCATACTTTTTACATAATTTAGATAAGACATTAAACCAAAAATCTTTAGCCCAATCAGTTCTTGATTCTCTACAGGCTTTTTCTGCATTTTTGATTCGTCTATCTTTTAAACTTTCTGAAATCATAGGTTCATTATATAACATTTTATACTCTTTGGCAACCACCTATTTGTCGTTCCACTCCATAATTTGGTCAAGTTTTATACGAATTTCGTCTGGATTTAGACCTAATTTACGCATTTCGTTATAATCCTTGGTCTGCATTTTACCCTCACCTATTTTTTTAAGAATACCTTTATAAAATTTTTCTCTATCTCTGACTCTTTTCGCTCTAGCTTTTGCGTTAGTAGCCTCTTTTTGGTAATCTTTTTGGACTTTGGCTTCGTCTTCTTCTTTTGCAACTTTTCTACTCCTCAATGATATATTAGCAGCTATCAATAATAATACAGCCAATGGGTCAAATACAAATATCAATACAATAATTACCCACCTAACAGCCTTATCAAAATGGTCTTTTGCCTCTTCACCATATATTAATTCTGCAATATATTTAATAGGTCCTACTTCAGCCTCAATCTTATCTTGTTCTAATTGTAGTGTACCTTTTTTATCTGTTAATTCTGCAATCGTATCACTAGCATTATTAATTGCTAATGTTAATGCGTCTCGTTCTGGTTTTTGTTTTTCTCTTTCTTTTAATCCTCTTGTGACATATTCCATGTCAACATATTTTTCTAATGTACTATCTAACAATGAAAGAGTTTTATTGGCTCTTGTAATAATTAATTCTTGTTGGTTTATTTGTTTATCAATCAATTCAATTTTAATATTATTTGATGATGTTGGTTGCACTTGGTCTAAGTGTGCTTTTGATAGAAAACCAAATATACCCATTGATGTAATGAATATTAAAACTACAACAGCAAATGTAAGATAAGCCTTTATAGTTTTTGGTACAAGTTTATTGTGCCAATTGTTATACAACCATGAGGCGGCTACAAGTTTACCAACTTCTAACGCACTACCCATAGCAATAATTGGTACAACTGCACCTGCGAATAAAGTAGCCAATCCCATAATAGAATAACCAGCGGCTATTACAGATATAGAAATGGCACTTAAAAATGTTATTAGTATTGTAAGCATATAAGTCCTAATCTAACTGTGGTATATTGTATTCTGTTCTTAACTTCTTAATGATACTTTTTACTTTAGGAAAATAGTTTTTATCTGAAGCATAAGCACCAAGTGTTTCTACATATTGTAAAGAATCTTCTACACCTTTGTCCCTTAATTCTCTGTACTTATCATAAGCACTACCATTATTTAGTATATCAATATAATGTTGAACACTATCACATTCATGCATATAGACTCTAACACCCCACTTTTTAGGATTGTTACTAGGTAACATATGTGGTTCTCTTAAATCATAAGTTCTAATACCAAACAAGTTCTTTCCCTCTAATGCAAATCTACTATTACCCCAACCACTTTCTAAAGCCGCCTGTGCTAATAATACTTCATATATTACAGGCGTTACATCAGTTGTAGTATTGTAAATATAATTTACACATGCACCTACACTATTAATAAATGTTTGATTGTTTGCTCTCTCAAAATCTGGTTTAGTGTAAGTATTAATTGTTTCTAAAGTTTCTACAATTTGTTCTAGTTCTTGTTCTTTAGCTTGTGCTTGACTATCTTGATATAGATGATACAAACCAAAACTAAATGCAAATATGGTCACTACCATAAGTGTGCTAGCAATAAGTTTTATCTTTTCTATTAATCTCATTAAGCCCTCTTAACAATGATGTAATCATAACTTGTAATGGACTCTGGTTCATTCTCACCATATTCTGACCATGTACCAATTTCTATATTCTTATTCTTCTTTTGAAAAAATTGTACATTGTCTTTGTCCATATATTTAGCCATGTTTTTAAATATCTTTTCAGATTGTTTTTCTGTAAAATTATTTAATACATCTGTAGCCCAATTACCAGTATAGTAAGTCATTTTAGTTTCGTTACTATTGATAAAATGGTCTAGTTTTTTCGGGACACCACTAATTACTGATTTGAGGTAATGGTCTAACTCTTTTGATTTTCTCACTTGTGACATAATATATTCTCCTTCTCATTTTATAAATCTGCAATTTTGAATTTTTTAATGACATTTTTAGTTGGTATAACAGTTGTGTTACCACCATCTGCAAGTTCATTATTATCATCATAATTGTAGTCACTCATCAAAACATGAACCTTATTATCTTTTTTTACCAACCATCCAGTTGATACACAAATAGCAGGTTTCATTCTTTCTATCTCTTTGATAGACTTCCAACCGGCGTCAGATTGAATATCCTCCCAATACACCAAATAAAAATCATATGTAAATGGTATTTCAGGTACACCGTCTTGAAATTTTTTTGATTTCATACTTCTCCCTACGAACACTCCTTATCAGCAATCTTCGTATCTTTTAATAATGCACACTTATATTTACTATCAGCGTTCATTCTTAATTCAGCGGCTAAACTTTCTAAAATAACAGGTAAGTTTTTTTCTAAAACATCTGTCATTTGTAAAGCAAAGTTATATGCCAACTTTTGCATTTCTGCCTCTAGTACAGAGGTGTCAACACCACTTCCAGAAACAGTTTCTTTAACAACATGACCTAAAACAGCCGTATTGTAGTCGTTTGCTTGTACAGATTTTGCAAAGGCATTTAAACCAAACCACAAAATTGCAAGTAAAACTAATATTTTTTTCATAATATATCCTTTCTCAATATTTATAGGTATAATATACACTAAAAATAGCCTTGAGTCAAGCACTTTTTTTGCTTTATTTTACTTGTTTTTTTGTGGTTTTGTTCTATTTTTGTTCTGGTTCTGGTCTCACAAAACTGTCATTCCAACCAAATGCTTCTTTAACAACTGATTCGGTCAAACCTTTATACATTTTATTTAAAGATTTGTTCTTCATACCAAGTAAAACTTTTGCTTCGTCTTGGTGCAAACCCTCTAACATTTGAATAAACATTTTTTCTTTTTGCACTTTATTGGTATCGTTATCTGCACCTTTAACAAAATGCCATAACCTTTTTGCTTCATTTCTCAATAAACCGTGTTCAGTACCAATTGGTGCTTCATTAGCAATATATGGTGGGTCACCTGCTGGTAAATCCCATACAATATTAGGGTCAAATGCACCTTTTAAAACTTGTTTAAGAGGAGCTGATTCGTTCTCTCTTAATACTGCAATCTTTTTAGGTTTATCTTTTGCGTTGTTAACTTTTTTTAAAATCTCTGACATAAGTTGGACATTTTCACCAATACCTGCTGTATTTTGTGATTGTCTCATCATTGCCGGATTCATTAGATTTGGATTTCTTTGTTGCTCTGCCATAATTTCTCCTTCAATTCAGTATTATTATTTATCCGTGAAATACTTATCACTATACCATTTATAATACGCCTTATCTGTAAAGATTTCTGCGATTTCTGAAGCTGGTACTTGGTCACTTCTTATACAATCTGCTAATGATTGATACTCATAGGTATCAACTTTTCTGGTCATTTTTTTATCTTTAGAGTTTTCAGCTAAAGTTCTAATATTTCTTTTATGATTTTCACTCATTTCAAAAAAATCACTCATTGCTCATCACCTTTAAAATAACCATCATAACTATGACAGAAACGACCATACCTAAAAAAAATAAACCTATCATAAAAGTAGAAAAGGGCGACTCAAGGCCGCCCTCTTCGAATAGTTAATTATGCTGAGTAAGCTACTTGCTTACCAAATACAGCGTTCATACCATTAATCAAAATTGCTTTTGATGGTGTACCAACTCTGTATGAAACACCAGCTGATGTTCTATTTTCATAAATCATCATGCCTTCGTTTCTTAGTTTACCAACCATTGCAGCTGGTGATTTAAGGTCAAATGTGTTTCTCAATGTTTTCCAAGAAACAGATTTACCTGTATTGAAAAGGTTTCTTACCTTTGTTGTTTTTGATGTTTTAGCTCTTGCCATAACTTCATCTCCTTTAGTGTTAAATAAAAATTTAAACATAATTGTTTAAACTCCTTTCTATTGAGTTTAATGTGCTCCCACAATTGCCAGGCAAAGCGTACTTTAGTAGTTTGACAGGCGAATTCTTATTTGTCATTGTCTGGTTCAAAGTCAGGTGTAAAATGTACATCAGCCATATCTGATAAATCTCTAACTTCGTCCTCTATATCTGGTGACAATGGTTTATGTGGTCTATGTTTTACATCTAAAACTTTAGAGTAATCTAATCTAGCTGATTTATTTTTACCACTTGTATTTAATGTGACCATTTTGTCTGTTAATTTCTGTGCTGGGTGTGGTTTATTAAAGTCACGGTAAACCAGTCCTCTAATTGTATCAATAACAAGTGCCAAGTCTGCCGTAAATGTCATTTGATTAGTTCTAATACCCATAGCAACAAATTTATCTAGTAATTGATAAGCAATATCATCTACATTACCCTCGACAAACTCTTTAGTCTGTTGTTCAACTAACTTTTTATGTTCTTTTTCATCAACAGGATGTTTAACAGATTCTTTGTTGTGAATTCTGTCTGTCGGAAATAATATAATATTGTCTTTATCATTCACTAATTAGTTCTCCCTTAAAATTAACTTTACCTTTATCGGCAAAGTGTTCTACTAACTGATTATAGCCACCAATTAGTTCGCCATCAATTTTAATTTGAGGCATAGTTCTAACATTTTTACCAATATCTTCAATTAATTTAGTAGGGTCAGAATCAAAATCTTTTTCTAAAGACTTCTCTTCGTATTCAAGGCCAAGATTTTTTAGTAATGTTTTGGCCTTGGTACAAAAGACACAATTGTTTTTACTATAAACTGTTATTGTCATCTTTATCATCTTTCTTTAGATTGTCCCATGCCTTTTGACTTTCGCCATTTAGGTTATATGCGTCAACAGCTTGTTCAATAGTGTAGTTATACATCTTATTAAACTCACCTAGAGGCAATCTCATGCCAATCCAAGTTCTATAGTAACCATTTTTTGTAAGTGTAACATCTTGAGCAAATATCTCATAACCTCTTACAGGCGTATCTGTGATAACATTTACTATTGCTGTCTCTACTTCGGTTACTACCGTTTTAGTTTCTGTTTTACCAAGTTCTTTAATGAATTGTTTTGATTCTTTATTCATTTCACCCTTGATAATATCTGCCAATTCAGATTTAGCCATCATTTTAGCTTTCTCAATTGACAACTGTAAATCAGGCGATACTGCTGTCGCAACACCAAAAATACATTGCTTATCATTATCTTTTTTTGTTAACCATTTTAGGTCACAAGCTTTAGACTCATTGATATCAGCCATGTACCATGCCGGTACTTTGTCAACTACATTACCACTTTCTGATTTTATCTTATAGGTACTATTCATACTAGAGCAGGCACTCAAACCTACGATAGCTACAAGAGCACCTAGTTTCATCACTTTGTTTTTTATCATAATTTATTACTTTCCCTTACATCATATACTAAATTTTGTAAAAAGTCAAGCGTGGATTGAACATAACCTAACGCCTGTTCACTCGATACATCATATAATATAATTAATACAAGAGCCACAATGATTAAATTTCTAATCATTTTACCTCCCATTCACCGTTTGTATCTAAACACACTTTTCCTGGTGTTTTAAAAGCATGTCCTGACCGACTATAATATCGGCAGTATTCTGGTGTATTCACATCATTGTAATAAAACTGAGCAAATAATTCCCAATAACTAGGACCATCATAAGCTCTCCTACCATCTGAACACTCCAAAATTTCTCTCTTTGTGATTGTATCTTCTTCTTGTACAATCTCAACTTTAACAAAACAATATTGTCCATCAACTTTGTCTGGTTTAATAGACACAATATCTGACCTTAAAATCTTTTCACCTGCAACTGCAATACCTGATATAAGTAAAAATATAATCAGAATAAAAGTCCAGGTCAAATATCTACGCATATTATATCTAGGGTCAAACATATTTCTTCAATTCTTCTATTGATTGTTTTGTATTATAAATGTCTTCTTCTAATTTGGCAATGGTGGTTTGATTATTTGTTAAACCAATTTCTTCTTGCTTTTCTTTTATTTCGTTCTCTAATTGTTCTATTCTTTCATTATATCTATTCATCTTTTTTCTATCCATCTCCCATCCGGCAACTGACAAGCAGTACCAAAAACCACTTCTCTATTGACACCACCAAGACCTATCAATGGCCAACTATTTGTAATATCTATTGTAGCGTCATAATCTTTACACTTAAAAGGTCCTACCATGTGTGATTTTGTAACATGAATAATACCTGAATTTCCTGTTTTCTTATTATACCAATTTGTATAACTTGAACCTGTACCACTTGTATTTAAATGGTCTACAAATACAGCATTGTGTACATCATAATCTGAATTATACATTAGTTCAGCACCTGCAAATGCACCAACAACAGCACATGCTCCAGCGGCATATGGGTCAGATATACCATTTTCAATACAAACAGCAGCCGCTGTCGTTCCACCCATTCCTGCACCTAAATGACTTCTATTAACGGAGCTGCAATTGGTCAGGAACACCAATGATAGTCCTAATAATAGTACCAATTGGATTGATTTCATACTTACCCTTTTCATTCTTCTTCATTGATGAACACGCTGTCATGGACAATACCAGTATAATCACCATACTCACCTGTTTCAGTTTTAGCATAATCTCCTTTATCGTGTGCCAACAGTAAACAATCTGCCTGTATGGTATCAATTAAGTTTTGTACTCTTAAATCTCTTTCACTCGATTTAGGGGTCTGATATTTCAAGACCCTTAAATCATCTGCCATTTTTTTAAGGCTATCAACCTTATCGCAAAATTCACTAATTTTGTGATTCATCTTTTTCGCCTAATAGACCAAACTTTTTTACAAGACTAGCAAAATCTTCTTTTGTTTTTGCCCAACTCTTTGCTTGGTATTCTTTAGTTTTTGTTACTTCACCATTAAACCATGTACCTACTTTACTTGGTACTTCACTAACAGTTTTTACAAACTCTTGTGGTGTAATAGTTTTATCCTCTGCTTTAGCAACACCTGTTATCATTAAGAAAGCTGCTATTGCTAATACCATAAACACTTTTTCTAAAAATGTCATACTTTCCTTCCTGCTGTTTTAATGTCCTCTTTGGCGACTACCATATAAGGACCTTTGTTATAAGCTGGAGCAACTGTAAAGTTCTTACTCGCCTCAATCTTCCAACTATTGTCAGGTTTTGTCCCACCTGTACCAATTTTGTTTGACAATGGTATCGCTTCAGCTGCTTGAACACCAGTAATAACATTATCATCTTCTTTAATCATTCTACTTACAATGTCAATAGCATGTCTACCATCTTTTGTTAACTTAATACGACCTTTATCATCTACATCAAAACCAAGTTTTTTAAGATACTTGATATGCTTTTGTAGAGCCTCAAGGTATGCCTTTGGTGGTTTTCTATTTCTTAATCTACGAATAGCACCACTTGAATTATTTGTATAGATAATAGCCATTAGTTTACACTTTCTCTTTGTGATTTATCAAATTCTGATTCAGCCATTTTTTCTGCATATGTTTTAGCAAATACTTTCATGTAAAAATGGTCTCTTGGATTTGGCGCTGAATAGGCCTCTAATAGATTTGTAAAGTTAACATCAACACCATCATAATACTCTGGATGGTTTTTTCTTAACTCTATATGGTCTTTGAAGAATTGAATACGATTGTCGTATTTCTCTTTCTTGCCTTTTGTGTCTTTAGATTTCGCAACATCAAACTCTGCGAAAAGAGTTTCTTTTGAATAAAATGACATAATATAAACCTTTCTCAATTGTTATTCACTTATCCTACCACAACCGTTTGGAAATGGCAAGCATTAAAAAAAGCGTGTTTTTGTTGACTTTTCTCGCCAGAAAAGCTGCCAGGATGCGCCAGGATTGACGAATCGAAGCGTCTGTGTACTATGATACCCCCTCTGGAAAGGGCATTTTAACTTCCTCAAAGTCTTTTTGACTTTCAGCCTCAGCCCATTTATCAAAAGCCTCCACTTCTTTTTGATGGTAGGCAATACACTCTTCACATTGTTTGACGGCGGTTTTAATGTCACCACCTTTAATCAAACCACGAATTTTCTTTAGGTCATCAATATGATTCAGAACATCAATCATTACTTTTCTCCTTTTTGGTCCTCTGAATTCATCAATAGTACAATGTAATGTACAGCTTTTAACAGGTCTTTTCTATTACGACCATCTTTCTTACCAAATCTTGCAAGATATTTAATTGCATTTGCTTGGCAAAAATCTTTATCTATACCACAAGACCTTAACAAGTCTTGTACTTGTACACCATCAGATACTTGAGCATAGTGTTGACCATAAGTACCTTTGATGTAATTTAAAACTTCTTCTAGTATTTTATCTTCATTATATTTCATATTATATTCCTAGTGCTTTTATAACATCTTCCTCTGTTAATGGCAACCTTTTTCCAGATTGGATCCAATCTACCATTTGTTCAAAGTTAAATGCTTCGTCTGGTTTATTTTCTTTTTCTAAAACTTTTTGAGCTGCTTTAAAAAACTTTAACATATTCATGTCTTGACCACCTACATCTGGTCTACTTTGAATTTTACCTGGTCTTTGATTTGACATGTTTACTCCTACTTTTAAATTCTGGTAAATGATTTAGATTTGCATATCTACCGTTGATATCTATTGCATAAGCCAATGTGGAAGTGTGTTCTTTAATTGTTTCTGCAAATAAATTCTTAGCTTCTTCATAAGTCTTAACTATGGTTTTGGTACTTCTATCAAGTGACCTCCACTCTACAATAGAATATTCTACTGCGTTATCTATCACGCTTTGTTCCCATGCATTAGGTTTATTATCCATGCATCCATTCCAAATCGTTTACAGCACTTCCTTCAACTCTATCAATTTGGTCAAAGTAACACCAATATGTACCATTTGTAGGACTTTCACCTGTGCCTGTAAATGTAATTGCACCGACATAACCTAAATCAGTATCATAAGTTTTAGCAGATAGAGAAGTTTCATTCTCAGCTGCTATATCATTTTTTTCGGTAGCGATACCAATATTGATAATAGTACCCTCTTTACCGTTTTTTGTATAAACATAATCGCCTGTATTAATTATCATAGTGTCTCCTAGTGTTTAGTTTTAAATAAGTATTCTTTATCATATGAAAGACCAAGTTTATAACAGATATAATCTGGTTCTTCATTCGTTAATTCTTCAGCTTGTAAAATCCATCTGATTGCTTCTTCTTTATCTTTTGCACCATTTTTAATAGTGTTAGCAACTGTTTTTAAGAAAGATTGATAAGCAGATTCTTCATATCTTTCTTCTATTTCTCTCTCACGCTTTGCAACTTCACAAAGGTGGTCTAATTCTTTTTGTAAATCTTCATTAGACATTTCTTTAAAGTTATAATGTCTACCTTTTACACCATATGCGTCTTTGTGCATTTCATACACACTAGTGATAAGACTATCTCTTTCATAGTCTTCAACAGTAAAAATACCTTGGTCGTTCCAGAATTTAATATCTTCTGGTACCATACCAGCCCATGAACCTGGATTTTCTTGCATCCACTTTTTAGACTTAGTGTTAATATTTTTAATGTGTTCTAGTAGTGTCATTAGGCGTTCTCCAACTCCATAGCAATTACTTCGTCAACATTATTTTCATCAATTGAACATAACTCGACATTTTGAACATTCATAATATCTTTAGCAGCTTGTTCTTTTGAGATAAGATTTTGTTTTACATGTAATATAATCTTATCAACTGCTTTTTCGGCTTCGTCCCAAGCCCAATTTTTAACTTTACTCATAGTGTTTTTCTCCTTTGTTATTAATTATTATATCAAAAATCTGAAGCAGAGTCAAGTAATTTCTTTTCTTAGCTTCGTCAATTCTTTCTTTTAGTGTTTTTTTCTTTATCATATACACATAATATACCATAGTTCCATGCGTAAAGCAAGCACTTTTTTAACTTTTTTTTAATTTTTTTTGAAGCCTGGTAACGATTTCAGAGCTGCGTCAAAATGCACAGCCCTATTTCCATGCGTTTTTTACCCATTCCTGCTCGGATTCATGTGGATTTGGCTGTCCGTGAAACACGGTTACCAACGATTCGCCATTATGTTCGTATGTCATGTCTTGTCTGGAGTATCTGGTACCACTTCGGTCATACCACTTATAAGATTGTGTCCACGAATCAGGATATGATTCACATCCAGGACTATTCTTAATAAACTCAGATATAAGGTTTTGGTCACCAGGAAACCGTCTTAATAGATTAGGTCTATCATTCATAAATTTGTGCCATATTCTGCCGTGTAGTTTGTCATTCTTAAATCTAAAGATACTAGAATTCCAAATCTTAGTTGTAGGATTAAAGTCATTCATACCTACAAAATCAGCCTCTGGTTTATATGTAAAAAAACAATCAATATTCTCTGTGATTACTACATCTAAATCCATGTACAAAGTATCACCTTTTAGTTCTACATCTGGATGAAACAATTGTAATTTATTCCACCAACCTTGTAAATCATTTTCTGGAAACTTTCTAATGTCTATATCACCCTCGACCATCTTATGCATTTTAACATGGTCAGTAAATACAACAAAATTTATAGGAAGTGTGGTGTTTCTTTTCACCATATTGTAGAGTTTTTGAACATACTCTACGGCATACTTATCACCATAACAAACACAAGCAAAATTCATATCATCAACCAATTGTACATTGCCCTCATACTTAAAATTAAATACATTAATTCCATAAGTGCTCTTGGCCAATCTCTATCTTTGTAACCAAAATACACCCACATAACACAGGCTATCACACTTAATAACCAACCAACCCATTGCGTAGCAATGTTAGCACTTGATAAGATATAAACAGAAGCTACTGCTAAACCAAATCCTATCCAACGCTCTGGTACTGTACCTTTAAAATATCGTAAGCTGTGCCATCTTCGATTTCTTGTATTGTAAACTGGTGGTTTGCTGTCATGTTTAGCCATTCTTGCACCGTCTTTCTACCTGGTTTAAAAGGTTTTTCAATCAAGTTAATTTTACGACTTGTTACCAGAGAGGCCACATTTCTTTGATGTGTGAAACCTGGTGTCATATTTAGGATGCCGTCAACTGCTGCCAATGACATATTTGTCACAACACACCATGCGTCTTTTAGTTCATCTTTTATATCTGTTCCC